AAGAATACATTATAAAAACTCCTTTAAATAAAATGAAAAAGAAATTTATCAATTTATAAGTGAAATTGATAGTATAAAAGATAAGAATAATTTTAAAATTAATCTAGACATATTAAAAATTTATAAATACTTATCAACACCTGACTATAACTTGGTTGAGTCATTAATGGATTTAAATGAGGTTTTCAATAATGAAAATAGTTTTAATGAAAAAATCTTTGAAGAATTTGATGCTTTGCAGATAAAAGAATTTTGTAAGCATTTTAATAAAAAGGAAAAATATTTAATTAACTTTGGTTTTGATAAATGGATTCTTGAATTTTGTATTAAAAGTATTAGAAAAGTGGATGATGTTGAAAACTTATCATTAGAAGAACTTAATGAAGAAAAAAATAAAATCTTAAAAGAATTTCAAAATGAAGAAGTCCAAATAGATAATATGGATTTAATGCAATATATTGAAATTTTAGAAAATATTGGAACTATTAATAAAATAGATGATCAAAATTTGATTATTTATATCTTAAATAAATCAATTAGGCATTGGAAAAATATAAAGTTTAAAAAATGTTTGGATTATTTTAATTATTCAGATTTATTCTTTTTAAATTTAAAAGATAAAAGACATATAGATAAAACAATAGAAAAAAACATCAATCCTTTTTATAAACAAAAAAAGAAAAAACTAAATGAAAAAGAAATTTATTTTTTAATAAAACAAAAAGATAAAGATTTTATTAAAAAATATAAAGAATACATTATAAAAACTCCTTTAAATAAAATGAAAAAGAACCCTATTGTTATTGCTCATAAAGATGAATTACATAAAGAAAATAGTAGATCTTTTTTTATGGCATGCAGTGAATTTAGAATTTTATTATCTGAATTAGAGGAAAACTTGAATACTCTTTTAAAATATAAACCTGCAGATTGTATGATGTCAGGTGTAAATAAAATAGAAAAAAAATTAAATAAATTAGAAAAATCTACAAATTTAAAAGATAATATTTTTAAAATGTTTATTTCATTTGATTTAAAAAAAATGTCTACTAAATTTCCTAGAACAATTCTTAAAAGAGAATTTGAAAAATTATCTTTAATTTTTGGAGAAGAATATATTAAGAATATATATAAGGTATATGAAAATTCCATATTAATACATGAAACTCATGATATCCCCTTTTATATGCCAGTTAAAAAAGGTAATTTTGAAGGATTCTTAAATAAGTTTTGGACTATTTATCATATAGACACAATGGTTTTTTCTATATACAAAGTTAGAAAAATATTTAAATTAGAATCAGAAACTAAAGCAATTTTAGCTGTTTTTTCTGATGATGGAGTTTTAGCAATTATTTCAAAAAACAAAAAACTTAAAAATGAATATTGTAAAATTAAAAGAAATAACTTGGACAAATTTTTAGAAGGAAAAGAAAAATTAAATATTAAAGAAAAAGAAGAATTTTCCCTAAAATTTAATTTTTTTGACAATGATGAAAAAATAGAATATAAGCAAAAAATATATCAATTAATCAAAAAAAC